CTACACATGACACTCTTATCAGAGGAGACAAAAAATGGTATTAGCTAAGTTAGCATCTCCAGGGGTAGCCGTCCAGGAGAGGGATTTTACAAGAGGTGGAATTGATCCTTCATTCTTGAACTTCGGTGCGATCTGCGGAGTTTTTGAAAAGGGTCCTATCGACATCCCAACTCTGGTAACTACAGAGGCAGAATTTATTGAAATCTTTGGTACTCCAAACGACAATAACTTCGAGTACTGGTATTCGGTTTCAAACTTTCTGGAGTATGGTGGCGTATGCTACGTTGTCAGAATTCTTGACGCATCACAACTGAACGCAGTTACCGATTCACAATCAGGTGAACTGGTCAAGTCATTTGAGCACTGGGAAGATACTGTATCACAGGGCGCAGGTACATACAAGTTTATTTCAAGAACTGCAGGTACACAGGGTAACAGCCTGGGTGTTGCAGTTGTTGACTACGGTGCAGACCAAAGACTGACACTGGACGCAGACACTTACACCTTCGCAAAAGGCGATGCTCTGGCATCACTGGTTGAAGTTGTAATGTCAGATGTAACTGGTCTGGCACCAGCAGACGAACTGTTTGTAGGTTCAACTAAGGTTGCTACTGTTACTTCAGTTGTTTCAGCAACAAAGACTGTAAGAGCAAGACTTGAAGCAGGTCAAACAATTGCCGTAGGTAATACTCTGGCAGAATCTTCAGGTGGCGCAGCTATTGGTACAGCATCAGCAGTACAAGTATTCACCCTGTATGTTTACAACTGGGATACTGCAACCAAGGCACTGGACGTTATCTCTGATATCTTCCCTGCTTACAAAGTTGGCGTTGGCGATACATTCCTCGATACCGCTGGCAGTCCTGCAGTAGCAACAGTTTCTGGAATCTCTGATTGGTACGATCTCCAGAATGTTTACGCTGGCAAGAAGTGGTACGAAGTAGCAGGTAAGCCTGGCACTTCATCATACGGTATTGACAAGAATGTCAAGTACGACGAAATGCACATCGCTGTCTATGACGTAGACGGTAAGATCACTGGAACCTCAGGGACAATCCTTGAGACTTTCTTGAATGTTTCCAAGGTCTCTGGTGCTAAAACTCCACAGGGTGGTACAAACTACTTCATCGATGTAGTTCAGGCAAAGTCTGAGTATGTATATCCTAAGAGCACATCCTACACAGTTACAGACATCTCTGGTCTGATTGCAACTCCTGGTTCAGGTACAGATACCAATGGTCAAATTGGTTCTTCTGACTTCGGTACTGTTGCAGCACCTCTGAGATATGATCTGATTGGTTCAGTAGGTTTGACATTTGCAAACGGTGCTGATGATCAAGCGCCTACAGTCGGTGAACTGCTGACTGCATATGAGCAACTGGAAGATACAGAAGCAATTGATATTGACTTCATCATCCAAGGTCCTGCTGGCGGCACCAGACTCGATGCAATCACTCATGCTAAGAAAATCATTGCCATCTGTGAAGCAAGAAAAGACTGCATGGGATTCATTTCACCATTCAGAGGTTCTGTTGTAGGAATTTCCTCAGCATCTGTTCAGGTTGCCAATGTTGTTGATTTCTTCAACCAACTCGGAAGCAGCTCCTATGTTGTATTCGATAGTGGTTATAAGTACATGTATGACCGCTTCAATGACAAGTATCGTTACGTTCCTCTGAACGCTGACGTTGCTGGTCTGATGGTCAACACTGCAACAGTTGCTGATCCTTGGTTCTCACCTGCTGGTCTGAATAGAGGTAACATCCGCAACGCTGTCAAACTTGCATTCAATCCAAGAAAGGGTCATAGAGACACCCTTTATACCAACAGAATCAACCCAGTCGCTGCTTTCCCTGGCGAAGGCACCGTACTCTTCGGAGACAAGACTGGTCTTTCCGTTAGAAGCGCATTCGATAGAATCAACGTTCGTAAACTGTTCCTTGTTCTTGAGAAGGCAGTCTCCAGAGCAGCAAGAGCTCAACTGTTTGAATTCAATGATGTTGTAACCAGAACACTGTTTACGCAAATCATCGAACCTTTCCTTCGTGATGTTCAATCAAGAAGAGGTCTTACTGACTATCTGGTAGTTTGCGACGAGACTAACAACACTCCAGCTGTTATCGACGCAAACGAGTTTAGAGCAGACATTTACCTCAAGCCTGCTCGTTCGATTAACTTCATCACTCTGACATTCGTTGCTACCCGCACGGGAGTCAGCTTCAGTGAAGTCGTTGCTGCAAACAGAGGTTGATCCGATCCATTTATCGATAAAAAAATAACGGAGTAAAACAATGGCAGAATTTACAACTGGAGCGGCTAACGTCAACATCAGCGCCTTCAAACAGAGGTTGTCTGGTGGTGGCGCTCGCCCCAACTTATTTGAAGTGGTTCTTTCACTTCCAGACAATCTCACTTTTTCTGACGCTTCTGGCGTTCAGGGTGATGCAAGATTCCTTTGCAAGGCAGCGGCGCTGCCTGCTTCCAACCTTGGTGTTGTAGAAGTTCCTTTTCGTGGTCGTCAGTTGAAAGTTGCTGGTGACAGAACATTTGACACATGGACTGTTACTATCGTCAACGACACTGACTTCAAGATCCGTTCAGCAATGGAAGCTTGGACAAACCAGATCAACAACAACTACACCAATATCGGTGTTCAGGATCCAACCTCATATCAGGTTGATGCATTCGTTGGTCAACTCGATAGAGCAGAGAAGATCCTGAGAACTTACAAGTTCTTCGGAATCTTCCCAACTAACGTTTCGCAGATTGATCTGGCATTCGACAACAATGATACCGTCGAAGAGTTCACCGTTGAATTCCAAGTTCAGTGGTGGCAAGCAGCGGCAGGCACTGAAGGTGGTGAAACCATCGGTGGAGCGAACTTCTAATACCTGACTAAATAGGTATAGTATTCGATCTATATATTTTTTGAGATGCCTGAATTGTTTGGATATTCAATCAAACGAGCAGAGCAGGAGAGGGGTGGTAAAAAATCCATCTCTCCTGTTCCGCCGAATGAAGATGATGGACAAGTATCCATAGCTGCTGGTGGGCACTATGGATACTTTGTTGATCTAGAAGGTGGTGGAAAAAACGAACAGGAACTTTTGAGACGTTATCGTGAGATGTCACTTCACCCTGAGGTGGATGGTGCTATCGAAGATATTATTAATGAAGCAGTTGTAAGTGATCTATACGATAGTCCCGTACAGATCGAGCTTTCAAATCTGGAAGCAAGTAATAAAGTAAAGAAACTCATCAGAGAAGAGTTTGAGTACATCAAAAAACTCCTCAACTTTGATAAGAAAGCACATGAAATCTTCCGCCGTTGGTACGTTGATGGAAGACTTTATTATCACAAAATGATTGACTTTGATGATCCTTCCAAGGGAATTACGGAGATCAGATATGTTGATCCACAAAAAATTAGACTTGTAAAAGAAGTACAGAAAGACCCAGATCAGATGAAAACTGATCTGAATACCAAGTATGACTACGGAAACGTAGTTGAGTATTACATCTACAATCCAAAAGGTTTGAAGCAGAACCCAATGAATTCTGCTACTGCACCAACTGGTGGTGGTATCAAAATTGCAAAGGATGCAATCACCTTTGTACAGTCTGGTCTTCTTGATGCAAACAAAGGTATGGTTCTTTCATACCTTCATAAAGCAATCAAAGCACTCAATCAACTTCGTATGATTGAGGACTCTCTGGTAATTTACAGATTGTCTCGCGCACCAGAACGTCGTATTTTCTACATCGATGTTGGCAATCTTCCTAAGGTAAAAGCAGAACAATACCTCAGAGAGGTGATGGGACGTTACCGTAATAAACTTGTTTATGATGCAAGCACAGGTGAAATCAAGGACGACAAAAAACATATGTCGATGCTTGAGGACTTCTGGTTGCCACGTAGAGAAGGTGGTCGCGGAACAGAAATTTCTACACTGCCTGGTGGACAGAACCTTGGAGAACTGACTGATGTTGAATATTTCAAGAAGAAACTGTATCGTTCCCTCAATGTTCCCATTTCAAGAATGGAAGCAGAGGGTGGATTCAACCTTGGTCGTTCTTCAGAAATTCTGAGGGATGAAATCAAGTTCACGAAGTTTGTCGGTAGACTCCGTAAGAAGTTTAGCGAAATCTTTATTGACATGCTGAAGACGCAATTGATTCTGAAAGGAATCACTAGCGTTGAAGAGTGGGAAGATATGAAGGAGTACGTCCAGTTCGACTTCATCTACGACAATCACTTCTCAGAACTCAAAGAGTCCGAGCTCCTGCAAGAGAGAATCAACCTGGCATCTGCTGCAGATCCATACGTTGGCAAATACTT